CGCGGGCTGATTACCCTGTTGTCTGGAAGGAGCTTCCACCGGAGCAACTCGACTGTCCTTCCTACTACATTGATGACTTTTGGCACGGCTTACACCAATCCTTTGGCAGTCTCGACGATGTCGACGGCTACCTCATCCGATACCCCCAGGACCTCTACCAGGTTGGCCGGGGGAGTACTGGAAATGGACGCGAAGCTGTCGATGCCCACAGCGTTCAGCTTCCGCACTCGACTTGCGCCGATACCGGGCAGCACGGTCAAATCGTCTAGTTCTTTGGGCTTTTTTGGGGTAGGAATGGGCTCTTCCGGCTCCAACGCCTTCTCTACCGATTTCGGGAGAGGCGTAGGTGGGGGCTCGGGAGCTTTTTCCGATGTAGGACCTACAGACTCTAAGACTTTTATCGCACCATCAGCGCGACGATGGACAATGCGACCATCTGGGAGGGCACTGACTCTTGTTCCGTCCGGCATGTACAAAGCGACCTTGCCGGCGAAAATCATCTCGTTGATCTTGTCCTCGAATTTTTTGTAGTTCTCTTCCGTGAGGGCGAGCTTCTTGTTGCGCAAAATACGCTGCTCACCCAGAAATATTTTGAAGCGATGTCGTGTGGCAGATCTCGCCCGATGGAGGCGCGTGCCCACACGGCGAACCGTGTTCTCCACGTAATAGACAGGTTGTGTCACCTTCTCGATTTTGCCTTCATCGGCCATGATGTTCCTCCTAAGAAAAAGGCGCCGACGCCAAAGCGACGCCGGCGCCCCGCGGTTTACTACAGGTTGCCCTACTCAAGCAGAGCTAGAAAACCTCTACCCCAGGATACACAAGACCCTGGTCCACTCTGTTGTTCTCGGCGCCGAGGTCTTCCTCAGCCACCGGGATCACGCTCGAGAGGATACTGTCGTCGTCGTTCGACGTGGCGTCACCGGAGTAAAGCTCCAGTTTCCGCACTGCTGCGATGTTGAGCACGCTGATGGCGATATCCTCCCAGGACTGCCACGTGATCAAGTTCGCGATCTTGTCGATGTAGAACTTGGTGTTGTTCAGGATGTAGAACCTTCCGAAGAAGTCCGGCTTCGTGAAACAGTACACATTACCCGGTCGGAGGATGTCCGACTTGATGGTACGGCAATACTGCCGTCCGAGAAGCAAGTTGTACTTGTAGCCATCGACCGTGGTCTCTGACTGCATCTTGTCACCGAAGTCTTCGACGGTCCACTGGAGGATGTCGTCCCAGTCCACCTCTGCGAGCAGTACCATTTCTGCGCGCAGACGATTGCCGTCAATCATCTTGTAGAGATTGACGAGGTCAGGACGTTGGATCGGAAGGACTGTCGCGTTGTTTGCAGCCGCCCCACGAGCCAGCTCGCCTTTGCGTACGCTGAACTCTACTACCGACCCGGCCTGTACCGTGGTGGCGTTGAGGATAGTGGCAGACCCGCCGTTCGCTTCCGCCTGGAGAGCCTGTACCGCTGCTTCGATGTGGATCGTGAACTCGCGGTCCTCAATCTCCTGGATGTCATTCACCGAGTTATCCTCGATAACCTTGGTGATTGGCATTTCGTACGCCAGGAGCTCCTGCTCAGTCTTCTCGAATTTCTCCGAGGAGATTGTGTAGAAGGGGACCTCTGCCCTCGGGGCTCGGATGAACCGAGCTGTGGGCTGTCCACGGAAGGTGATGGCCATCGCGCGGCTCTTGGGCTCCACGTCGATGATTTTCACCAGTGTGTCGTGATTGACGGAGCGTTGGCAGTCAGCCCTGGTCACATTCTGTGGGGGAATGATTTTCCGGGCGTAACTTACCTCACGCAGCCGATCCCTGATGTAGGTGCCGGCGTATTCTGCGATTTTTTCTTTACCCTCGGCCGTCCCGACCTTGTGGGTAAAGAGATCATTCAAAACTCTTGCAGGAACGCTCATCTTGTGTCTCCTTACCTTTCAAACCTGGGAACTACACCAGGGTCTGGAGGAATCTCAGTTTGCCGCCATTATTGGCTGGCAGACGCGTACAGTATCCGATGATCTCACCGGACGAGTAGAGCGCCAAACCAGACTTGGTCAGCGTATCCACGGTTACCGACGCACTGATCTGGAGCTTGCAGCCCAAGGTCAAGGATGTGGTGGTAAACACGCGGGTGTCAGCTTCGTAAGTGTTGCCCATCAGGACAGTCACCTTGCCGATTGCCTGGACATCCATACGACCGCGCTCCACGAACAAAGCCAGTCCCATGGTACCGTCGGCACCTCGGATCAGCTTATACGCGCTGTCGATATTCATGAACTCGCCATCCATCAGCGGGTTCGCATTGTTGGGGTTCACGAGAGTTCTGTCTGCTACTGGGAAATCCCTGCGGAGCAGACCTTGAACTTCGGTCACCAGCTCGAAGTTTACATTACTCATCTTGTTTCTCCTTCAGATCGAGTTCTTCAGTTGCTGTTACTCGGAGATACCGCCCAGCAAATATGCCGTAAGCTGGTCACCACCGTTCCCAGGAACATCTTCCGCGAGTTTCGCGAAACCACCGTCGGGAGCTGTCATTTCGATAGCTTCCTCGATGACATCTAGAGACTTTCCACGTGAAGCGGCTTCCTTGATACGCTCGACCTTGTCCTCCATGCTCGACGCTACGTCGATACCTTTTTCGTGCATGGAGCGGGCGATCTTATCAATTCTCTCACCTCGCGCGTACTCGGCTACCTTCTCGCGCAGAGACCTGTTCTCAGCTCTCAGCTTGTCTCTCTCAGACGCAAGTTTCAGGAGTACTCCAGGAACTTCCGCGTAGACAGCCGCCGCTTTTGCTGCGCTTATCTTTTGGGTGCTCATGCTTTCCTCCTAATACCCGCCCGAAATGGGCATTGCGGAACCCTGCTTACAAGCAGACGATTCCTTCTCTTGCTGTTTGGACTTAAGGATCTCTTGCAGCTTGAGAGCCTTCTCCTTCTCTTCAGGCGAAGCGTCTTCCTTCGCCCCCTCCTCCGCAATCTTTTGGAGGAGAACCCTGGCGGCAGCAGCCTTCTCTACCGACGACAACTTGACGCCGGCACCTGATGCTGCATCCAGGTTTTCATGAAGAACCGGGTCCGTGGACTTCTTCTGAGCTGGTTCTGAGAGAACCTCACTCATCCGTGCTTTCGGAACGGCCTTCGCTTGCTGTTTGGTGTAATTCATAGCCGATTCGACGGTATCCAAGAAGGATTCCTGCTTGGATACCTCTCCGGGCTGAGCAGCGACAGGGTCACCGGCCTGGAGAGTCTCCGGCTCCACGTCATTGTGAGTGGCCTTGATGCTGGAAGGGTTGGTTGCGTCCTCAGCCATCTTGTCCAGGATGTACCGCACGCGGTTGACCTGAGCAGCTTTGCTGAGATCTGGCTTATTTTCCTTTGACAGGGCCTTCTTTAGGCCCAGCGCCCCAGCTGCAGTAGCTGTAGTTCCGGCAGCGACACCGCCAACAATTTTACGTGCTTTCCTGACAGCGTCCATCTCCTTGAACATCTTGTTTTCCCCCGTCAGGGTTTTAGGGCCCATAAGACGGGTCTGGCTGCCAGACATCAACTGCCCTAGACGCTTGACCTTATCTATGGCTGTTCGAGCAACGTTGGCCTGCTTCATAACGTCTGTGCCTTCAGACCAGTCCTCAGACCCGCCCGGAGGGGAATTGATGTCAGTCTCCAACGCCGTCTCAGTGTTGGTTTGCCCCGGGGAGGCTACGCCGCTCCCAGGTACCAGAGGGGGCTGGTTGTTAGTAGCCTGCCCCGTGTTTGTCGACTGCGTCCCCTTGGTAGGGGAGTCGATCGTGTTTGGAATAGACGTAGTACCTATGCCAGGACCTACTGTGGTGGTCTTCGGCGTAGCTACTGGTGCTGGTTCCGGCTCCCCTACAGCTATTTTGATGAAGTGCTTGTTACAATAAGCAACTGCGCTCGCCAATTTCTCGACGAATACGGAAGAGGTCTTCTCTTCTAAGCTTTCATCATTGGTCTCGGGAGACGCGCTCCCAGAGCTGTCCGAAGCCGGAGGTCCTTCTTTCTTTTTCTTCTCTTCTGGACTTGTCGGGCCGGTTTCGCCCTCTGCTTGCGCGTACTTCTCACGCATCTCAGCTTCGGCGAGCGTATTCCGGACCATGTCCTGTAGCGAAAATCGCATTTGTGGTCCTCCTTTACCGTACCCCGAAAACCACGCTGGGTGGTGGCTGGTGTCTAGCCATTGATCCCACCGCGGGGTTCGTAGAGGGTGGCGTTA